TTCTGTATCCAATCCTCGTTAATCTTAAAATGTTTTGGGGTAATCTTTTTGTTTTCTCTCATTGTTTTCTTAAATATATTAGTTATGCACAAACTTAGTTAATAATCTCCAACTGACCAAATAAATATAAAAAAAATTACCTAATAAAGTAATTGCCATGAGGTACAGACCTAGTAAGTAAGTACTGCACCAGATAACGACAGCTGTCAATTCCGTGATTAAAATTATCATTTGGAATAGAACCTGATAACTTCCAAGAATAATTATTAAACTCTCTAATTAAATTTATGGAACTGCTATCAATTACTATTTGATAATCTTGCATTAATGCAATACCTGATAAAATACTACCTTTCTTTTTTATTGTAGGAACTATACCTGTTAATCCTTTTGTCTTTAACTCACTGATTAAACGAGGCTCACTGTTATCGGCAACAATTAAATTCTTACCTGCCTTACGAATACAAGCATCATAAATCTGTGAAGTAGTTAAACCTTTTTTATAAAGATGTTCTTTAAACCAAATAATTTTTCTAGTTTTGTCAATAGCACCTTCTATTAAAGCTGAGGGGTCAACAGAGAAACCAAAGTCCAAACCGAATATTGAATCTATTTCCGTATTAAATTTACCTATATTCCAATGAGTAAATATAACTCCTTCTGCTCTTTGTAACCAACCACCCATTATTTGATGCTTATATTTAAGAGGTCTTCTTACTTTCATATCCTCTATTTGATTCACAAAAGATTCTGACAAGTGGTCTAGGTTATCTAAATATGTAGTATGTATATAAGTAATGTTTTCTTTTGTGCCATTAAATCCATCAGGAACTCCTCTGTTTTGAAAGAACCTTTGGTATATCCAATTCTCTTTTGTTGTAGGGTTTAGAATTAATATACATCTGTTCTTTACGTTCTTTGCTCTAATACTAAAATCTATCTTATCAAAACTCTCTTCATCTGTTAACTCCTCTGCTTCATCTAACACAAACGAACTAACACCCTGTATAGATTTAAGCTTTGCAGTTTGGTCTCCACTTGAAGTTCTAATACCACTAAAGTATATTGAACTGCCTGTTAAATTATTAATGATTTCTGTTTTAGTTACAGTGAATTGGTCAAGTATTCCCATCAATTCAAGCTTCTCTATAAACTCAGGAATAATAGACATACCTGCTGAAGTCATTGTATAACGAGTGAATAATATTCTATGTCCTTTTTCGTATGTAAGTAATACCAAGAATGTATTAGTGGCAAATGACTTACCACTTCCTCTACCCCCAGTTATTACATAGTAACGACTTTTAGAATTGAATAGAGCTTGGTATTTAGGATTAAGATTTAGCTTCTTCATCTTTTACATCTTCTGATTCTATATCAATAGTTTTTTCTTTATCGGCAAAGTTAATGATTGGAATGTTAACTTCTGTTTTAACATTAAGTTCTTTTAATTCTTTTGGTTTACCATACTTGTATTCCCAAAGTAATCTCATGTGTGGAAAGCTATCTTTAGATTGTTTAGCTAATTCAAGCCAAGCTTTCTCTTCACTACCAAACACTTTTTTCATAGCTCCTAAAGCATAGTTACCTAGCTTCTTTTCCCTTGCCTTTGGTGGTCGTCCTTGTCCTCTTGACACTCCCTTTAAAGCACCGTTGTTTGCTCTTCCGTCTTTTTTCTTTTTATTATCGTCTTCTATTCCTTCCATAAACCTCTATTTATTAATTGGCATATAATAGAGTAATTGCCTAAGTCCTGATATGTATCTATTAAAGTTTCATTATTGCCTTTACGATTTTTAATAATTAGATTTTTCCATCTACTTATTTTGTCATTCATTCTAAACCATAAACCATGTAAAGCAAAATCTTTACCTTCTTTAGTTTCTAGGTTTGCACCAGTGCTTATATTACCAATGCCATAATCTAATTGCTTCTTTGCAAATAATTCAAACTGCTCTTCAACAATCTTTTCATAACTCTTATAAAGATTTGGTGCTTCTTTTTGTAATTGCTTTCTATAATTGTTTTTCATATTTTCTTGTAATGTATTTCTTGTTTTTTAATTCTACTTCTCTCTCTGGCATATTACTAATGACCATTGTTAATTCATCAATGTCTTTATTGTCTAAACTATTTATTTTAGCTCTAATGTATTCTCTTTTAATAAAATTATCCATTTTATTTATATTGTCAACTATATGTTCTAACCAAATTAATAAACTAGAATTATACCTTTTGTGTAAATCAAATGTTCTAAGAGAGTGTATAAGGGTTGCATGATTTATATCCCAACCGTTATTGTTATAGAATTTAGTTATTTTACTCAATGGCATTTTCTTATAGTTGTATAGTATGTGATTCAATAAAGACCTGACCTCAACATATTCTCTTCTTCTTGTTACTCTAAATACATCTAATCCAGATATTCTATTAAGTTCGTCTGCTATTTCTTTTTGTGTTATCATTATGGTAAATAATTTTGTTGAATCTTGTAATCCTCTAAAGCGTGTAATATTGCACCACAACATTCATAGTGCTCTTCATTTTCATACTGTTCGATTAATAATGGTATTTCTTTTTCTGTTATTACTCTTTTCTTTAGACAAAGTAGAGTGTCTTCATAACAATCTAAATAATCTAAGTATTGGTCTTCCATTTATAAAGTTGCTTTTACAATATAATTTTCAAGGTCGTATTCATTTTTAATATAGTTTTCATATACTTTTATTGCATATTCAACCTTTTGTTCTCCACTATAATAAAACTCTTCGCTTACATCAAATATACCTATTTCATTTGTAGGAGATTTGTCGATTACAATATACTTAAAATCTTTATAACTTTTGCCAAATAAATTACAATATATAAAACATTGACTATCGTAATTAAATTTATTAGCACTACTCTTGAAACTATTATATTCTATAAGTTCTCCATTTTTATTATAGAATGACTTGTTTAATTGTGCAGTGCTTTTTAAATCTATTAAGTGTTCCCCTAAAATATCTGCTTTGCCTCTAAATGGATAATCCATTAAATTGTTTACCATAGGCACTTCAAAATTACTATTCTCTATAAGTTCTTTTGCCTCATCACAATTATAAAATCTATCTCTCATTCTTAAAGCTACATCTCTATCTTTAACAGTAAACACATCCCATCTTTCTTGTTTAGCTAGTTTATATTCTTTATTTGCTTTTGTCTTTACATCTAAAAATAAACACTCATTAAACTTATGCTCTTCTAATATACTGGCGTGAAATAAATAACCTTGTGCGAGTGCATCAGATTCAGTAGGTAGGTTTATTTGATTTAAGTATTCAAGTGGTGATTTAAGTAGTTGACTTATTGCACTACTTGATAAACAAGCTTTAGCTAAGTAGCCATAATAGAAACTGTCTTCTATTGCTTTTTGTGTGAGCTCATGTCTGTCATGCATCTCATTGTCTAGTGTGATAATTGGTTCTTTCATATTAATTACAATTTGAGTTATACTGATATGACAAACTGTATTCCCAACACCCACCTGATACATAATAAGTATAAACCTCATTGTTGTAACCATCTCTACATAGATAAACGTATCTAACAGTGTTGTCTCCGTAGTCAACGTGATAAGGCTCGTTGTAAGGTGCTGATGGGTAATGACTAAGGTCGCAGTTATCACTACAACTTAAAAGCATACATAAAGTTAATGTGTAAAATATTGTTCTCATATTTCTTTGTTTTCAACACAAAGTTAATAAAAGAACTGATATAAACAAGTATTACATGAAATTCTTTTTCCAAACATCTAATCCAACTGCATAGCGTTGCTTAGTGTCTGGGTACTCTAATATCATTTTAGCATTGTTCATAAACCTTGCTAAAAAACTTGCTTTCTCTTCGTATTTTTTTGGTCTTAATAATGGCATATATAAATAACAATTATAGTTTATTGTGTACTTTAGAATCTACATTTTTTGCAATCCCATTTTTCACCCATTTTATTTATAAACTTCTTGAAGTCTTTAGTTTCTTTATAATACTTCCATACCTTGTCGTAATATATACCAGAAACTCTACATTTTTCTAATGGTATGTTTTCATCATCATTATCAAAGTCGTGTTCAACTTTTAAGACAACACTTTTATCAGTATGCCAAGAATCACATATCCTTTCTAATAATAACCTTTGTCCCATTGGTATCTTATTAAACTTATATTTAACCTCTATAAGTATCAAAACTTCATTATTAAACTCTAATACAGCATCAATATCAGACGGATGCAACTTACCGTTTTGAATACCAGTAAAATCAATAACTTGTTTTACCCTTTTTCTATTCCTGATTAATCCTTTGTTTTCAGTCATTGTTATATTCTTTATAAACAGTGTATAATTGGTCGTGTAAGTTTTTCTTAAAACAAGATGTACAACTTGTCATTGACATTTTTTGATGAAATATTCTATTTCCTATTTTAAGTAGTTTTTCTTGTGTTTTTGGATGTACAGTAGATTTTGCGTCAGTAAAATACTTGTCTAAATACTTAAACTCATCTTCTGTTAAACATTCTGGTTTTTTATATGGAAATAATTTGTTTAGTTTTTCCTTGCGCTCTTTACACCCACAGTCTTCTCCAAGTATAAACTTGGCAACTTTTGAAATCCCTGTTGCTTCAAGTACCTTTTCGACTGTATCGCCTAATCCTTTAGCTTTTGTACTTTTTGTATTCTTCTTTGCTTTCTTTCCTGATTTTTTCTTTGGCATTTGTTAATGTATTAAATATTGAACTTAAACTTATTTTTGTCTCTTTACTAATATCTCGCATACTCATATCAGTATTTAAATATAACTTAGTAAGCTTCTTGTCGTACCAATACCAATCCTCAATTACGCTATCTATTTTATTGCATAATGCCTCTAAGTTAACTTTTTTTTTATAATTATCTTCAAAATCATCAATATCATAAGACATCTTGTTTATAATATACTTAAAATTTTCTTTGTCTATATCTGAAAATAATACTGTTTTATTTTTTTTCTTATAATTAGTAAACTTACTATAATACAAGTTTCTTAATGTAATGTAAATATAAAATGTATTTATTTCTTTTTCATTATACATAATCCTTTTAACATCTTTAGTATAATCATACATTCTTAAATACATATTTTGTACTAATTCATTTGCATCGTTATTATCTAATTTAAAGCTTTTAGCCATATTTAACCACTCTGTGTGCCTTTTAGATAATATGTCAAGTATATTAGAGCTCATCTTTAAATACAATGTCTCTAAGTTGTTCAAATGAATTTATAACATAATAGTTTCCTTTCCATTCAGATTGGAATCTAACTTCATCTGGTGTTAATTTTTGTTGTGCTTTAGGTTTAGAACCGTCTTTAATTTCTATTAAGTAATTATTAAAGTTATAACCTACAATAATATCTGGTGCACCTTTTCCTAATTGGTGAGTATGGAGGACAGAGCATCCTACCCCTCTTAATTGGGCAACTATTTTTTTCTGGTTAGCATCTACTCTAGCTCTGATTCGCATCTTATATTATCTACAATATCAAAGGGTGTTTCCATATTGAAATAATATCTGTTCGATTTTCTACTGTAAGTTATACCCTCAACTTCTTGAGGATAACCTACAAGCTTTTGTTTCTTTATCTTTTGACTTCCGAATACAACTGCTGTATTACTAAAGTCTAATGCTCGATTAGGTCTCCATACAAATAATACATTATCAGATTTATCTGCAAATGTACCACCACCTTTAATTCTGTTGACATCAGGTTTATTATATCTGCCACCATCGTCTTTTTGTGGTGTAACTTGGTGTGCAACTAAATGAACAGAGATTTTGTTTTCTACGGCAAACCTTTTAAGTTCACTCATAAATCTACTAATATATAAATCTTCTCTTTCACCTCTTTGCATACGGTGTTGTACTGTATTGTAAGGGTCAATAATCAATGAACGAATACCTTTTGCCTTAACTAAAAACTTAGCTCTCTCAAAGATGTCCTCTAATTTATAACTTTTTTTTGGATATATAATAAAAAAATGCTTTTTCATAAACTCCATAGCTATTTTAAATTCATCTTCACTCATATAATTATCTTTATAATAAGGGTCAGAACTCTTGCCAATGTAAGTTTCTATTAAGTCGTGAAAGAAATCATTTATAGGCATATTCTCTGGGCTAAACACTGCAAACTTCCATCCTTCATGAAATGCCTTTAAAACTGATAGCTGATTTAAGAACATACTTTTACCTTCATTTTGGTAACCTGTCCAAATATTTACCTCTCCGTTTCTCCAAGTCCAAGCTCTGTCAATACATTCAATATGTGTTGTAGAACCTCGTTCTTGTCCGTTCCTATAACCATCTAACATACTATCATAAATATCATTTACACTAAATATACCTTCAACCTTAGGCACTCTAGCATATTTAAATCTATGTTGTAGTGATTTTACACCTTCATTAAGTAAAACCTCGTTAGCATCTTTAAATGGATTTGTATCAATTAATCTAATTTTTTCTGCACCAATTCTTCTTACAAGTTCTTCTTCTAAGTATCTGCCGTTTTCATCATTATCTGTACACAAATAAACAACTTTAGCATTATCAAACACTTCATAAGAGTTTGTAATACATTCAAGCTTCTTGTCTAAGTTTTTATCTTTTACATTTGGTGCACCCATATTTACAGAAGTGTGCCAAGTAAAACCTGCAACTTCCCAACTTAATGAATCTAATTCACCTTCACATAGTATTACATAATCTTGATTTACAACCCTATCATAATTAAATATTATTGGCTCTCCATTTTTAGATTGTGTAAATGTTTTATTATCAATGCCTCTTGTTTTATAATTAACAAGTTCATTATGTTTTAAGTATGGAAATACAACACTTCTACCATCTTTTGTAGTAGTAATCTTATTG